AGTATCAAATACTCCAGAAACTTCAGTAAGCAAAATTCTATTACTATCAACAACTAAGTTTTTTACAACGCCAGTTGCGTTAGTATTTGCTTGAGTAAGAATACTTCCTGGAGCAATATCAACTTTTGTGCTAATTCCATCACTATCTAAATATATTATTCGTTCAACTACAGGAGGCACAGACGAAACTGCTTCGTAAGTTTTTCCATTATTACTTACAATGTCACCAGTTAAATAAGTTGCTTCGTTATCGTATTTTGCATAATTTGATATACCTACTGCTAATACTTCTCCGTTACTTGATACAGCAAATGAATCTCCGAAGTTTTCTTTTTCTTCATCAGATAGAACAGTACTATCGTCATTTAAAACAGGAAATAACGTATTAGGAACATACTCTAAGTAGTTTATATCTGGGTCTTGTAATTTCCAATTATCAGATGAAAATGTCTGTGCAGGTAATGTATTGTTTGCTACAAATAGTTGCTGCCCTTGTTGTGCTGACTGGCCTTCTACAAGTAATTGAACAATGTCACCTTTTCTATAACTTTTATTTTCGTCAAATTGACCTTTGTATCTTCTGTCTTCATTATAACTTAAAATATTGTTTTCGCCGTCATATTTTAAAAAGTATATTCTATTTGTATTTGTACCTGGAGCACTTACAAATAATTCGTATGTTCCGTCTTTTTGTGTTATAACTACTTCTTTACCAAAAAATTCAGAAAGTTGCGGACGTCTACTAATTGTACTATTAACTAAAGCGTATGATCTTGGTCCGGATTTTTTATAAACAAAAATTACACCCTGTTCGTTATAAGTTCCGTAACTTGTAGATCCTAAACTTTCTACAGGTATGTTGTTGACTGGTACTACATCTTGAACTTCAGTAAACAATGTACTTGCATCGTCTATATAATCTGCATTAAACTTCCACAATGTATCTTGATATTCTACAATATCGCCTTCTACATAAGTTCCGCCAGGTGCAGCATCATTAAACAGACCTTTATAATTTGTTTTTACATTTGATGCTTGGCTTGACGACACAACAACGATTTCTTCGTCGTCGCTGACTGCAATGTTATCATATTTAAAGTTAGTAGCATATTCTTCTAATGACTCAAACTTATTCATATATGCTAAATTTAAAGTTTCGCTGTTTCTTTGATAATAGAAAATAGTGCCTAATCCGTTGTACGAATCTTGCGCAAGTACAAATACATTTTGATTCTTTTTACCACTTACTACTTTACTACCAAATCCGTCTGCAACAAACTCTGTTAATTGCCAGTTTGTTGTATCCGCACTTGGATCAACTGCACTGGTAACTTCGTTAATAGCAACATAACGATCTCCGCTAAACAACACAATGTCATTTCTCTTATATCGAGTATCTGCTACCCAAGCATCTTTAAATGTAAGCTCAGTAGTTATTTCTTGATGTTGATAGTACGGATTAGTATTAGAAACTACATTCCACTTACTGTTGTCAACACTGTCGATCCAAACTTTATCATTAGTTGTTAGATAATTTGAATTAAGATTATTGTTAAATGTTTCTATATCTTTTGTTCTATATGACACAAATTTGTATATAAATGCACTTCCTGTAGTAATTGATTCAGGAGCCTGCGCAATACTATCTACTGTAATTGCACTTCCTTGTATTTTCTTAACTTTAAAACATCTTCCTATTTTATCGTCATTAATAAGACCTGCATCTTCTACAATACCATAAACGCCAATATAATCATTTACTTTTATATCAGTAACTTGTATATTAGTATCAAAAGTTATTTCTCGAGCTTCACTTGTAATACTTTCTATTACAAGTTCTGTTTTCGTTGGCTTTAGTATGTCCCAGTCACCATTATTATTAGATACCCAAATATATGATGATCTTGTTACTTGTGAAAAATCTAAATTTAAAATTTCGTCTATTTCTTTTATTACAAAAGCGACATCTTCCTCAGCAACATAACCTGCATCTTTTAAAAATTGTGAGTAATCAGTTTTACTAACAAAAGAATTGCTATGATTATAGTCTAACGGTTTAGTATAAACATCAGCTTCTGGTATTTTGTATACTAAAGATGTGTCTGACGCACTAATTAAATTAGTTAATTTTACAGGTTGTGGTTGTAAAATATATTTTTGCTCGTCAATTAAGTATTCTACTTCTCTAAAATTATCAACTGCTCCGTATTGACCTGTACGTACTGCCCATTCTTCGTAAAACTTTAGACTATCTTTATCAGATTTTCCTAAACTATCAAATAATTTTGTTAAACTATTCTTAGTACCCTTTTCTCTTATCATACCTTGATAAAATTTATACTGAGAAACTTCATCATTAATAATATTTTCAAGATACTTTCTTGGCTGATAGCCTATCAAATGCTGTGCTAACTTTTGTTGTTCAGTATCAAAATTATCAGTATCCAGATCATAAAAGTCTGCAAATTGTGCTGATCGATAATCCCAATTAGGTTTTAGTTTAGGTGTTGGTGCTTCGGATAATTGTACCCAAACACTTGCGTCAAACGTTTCTGTACCTGTTATATTTTTATCTGCAACATAATAGTACTCTTTAAATTTAATTGTGTCGCCAATTTTATAATCTTTGTAACTTTCCCAAGATGTAACTTTAATATTATCGTAAACAAAACCAGGTATATCAAAACCGCCATTCCAGTCACTTGTTCTATAACCTAATATTTTAACTCTATCTTGTCTATAGCCCATTGCTGGATCGTAAATATAATCTTTAAATTTTGTTCGATTGTCTAATACTAATACATGTTCTTTTTGTATTGGATACAATTTACAGAAATACAATCCGTCATTAGTTTTTGTTTCAATGACAAATTCACTATTTTGTCTGTATGTAGAAAGTGTGCTTCTGTCTAATTTTGTACCGTCTGCTTTAAATATTTCATTTCCGTAAAACGGATCAAATATATTATCTATAACAGCATTTTTATTATTATAAACCAATCTGTCCGCCGACGGCGATAAAGTAATTACACTTCCTAATTCCCAGTTTTGTGTTGTCCAAAACATAAATTCTTTTGCACTTGTTAACCAATTAGCAACTAATTCTAATTCTTTGTTAAAGGTATTAAATTCAAACCCAGAAGTCTGTAAATATTTTTCGTAACTTAATAGAAAATCAACTACGTCTTGTACAGTCTCGTATACTGTTCCATAGGGCACAGTAACTACATTATTTGTAAAACGCTTTCTTACAGTAGCCCTAACTCCTCCAACTACAGGAAGACTTAATAATTTTTGCCATTCGTCTGGATTAAACTCACCTAATTCAATATTATCTAATGCTCTATAATAATTGCCATTGTATAAAACTATTTGTCCTTTGCCCCAAGTAGTTGCTCGCCAATCACTATATGTATCAGACACGCCGCCGGTAACAAAAGTAGAATCGTTAGCTGATTCTAAATGCTCATTAATATAAAATAAACTTTTTTCTTTGTCATAGCCTTTTACTGAATAACCATTCTCAAGTTTTTCAATTATAACACCGCTATAAATTACTTGATCTATAGGAGAACTTGTATTTAAAAATATGTCATAATTTTCTGAAGGAACAAACACATTACCTTCATTTAATGGTGTTCTACTATCAAGTATTAATTTAAAATTATCTTTATTTGTAAATCCGCCTAACTTACTACAAATACGTATATCTATATTTGTTAATTCATTTTGATAAACACTTATTGGAATTTGACTTTTACTTGTTAAATAATTTTGTATGTAATTTATTAACCCTATAGTGTTCGACTTTGATGTATCTGTTGCAATGTTTGGAAATACAATATCTTGCATTGTAATCTGATTATTTGTAGGATTATAAACTATTTGATCCTGTGAAGATACTACTTGTCTGGACTTGTCAAATCCTGTTGCAAACACTAAGTGCGGATAATTTACAATTGTTGCTGCAAGTAATGCAAACGGGTACTCACTACTTTTACGCCAAGCATTTTCGACAGGAGACATATCGCCAAATCTAAAATCTCCTGTTGCCAAAGCATTACTGTATTGTTTTATTAAGCCTGCTTCTAATGGTGTTTTGAGAGTTCCAAATTCAGTAACAGGAATATGTGTTAATAGCCAAGGTCTTATTTTTGTTTTAATAGTAGTTACAGGTACGCCTGGTTTTTTAATTTTACCTTGTGCAATATCGCTCCATAGAACCATATTACCGTCAGTATACGGTGCCGGACCATACTGTTCTTCCCACCAGTTAGGTTTAACACTAAATCCTAACATTTCCCAAGGATGTGTGTGCGGCCTATCAGTATCATAAACATAATTAAACACTCCACGCCAGAACCCAGGAGCTGGGTCATTATTGAATAATGCAAAATTGTTATAGTTATATGTAAATGCATTATCTAAATTTAGATAAGAATTCTTTTGGTAATCAACTCCGCCAGTAAATGTTAACCATTGACCAAAATCAATTGACAACGATGTGTTTAGTGACTCTAAACTAAGACCGTCTTTTCTTTCTGCACTAACATATAATTTATCATAATCAAAAAATCTTGTATTATACGAAACTTTTAAATTATTGTATATTCTTGTTTCAAATTCAAGTATTATGTCATCTCTAAAATCATCATATGCCCTTATAAGGCTGCCGTCGTGCCCCTGTATCATCTTTGTAGGAGTTTGATAAGTATTGTCTACAAATATTAAAGGTTCGGTTGCCGGATAAAGACCTAATTTAGTAGGAGTAGGTGGTACAAAACTACCATTGGTAGTTTCATATTCTTGTATCTTGATAGTGTCATTACGTGACACTTCAGTTAATTTTACAAAGTCTTGATTAAATGTGTAATCTTTACCATATGTAAGTAATATATTATTTTTATAAACTAATACAGATTTGTCAGTTAAGTTAGTTAAACTAAATTGTTGATTCATTGGATAATTTAATATTCTACTATCCTTTACAAGATGTTCAACAGTAACAAATCCTTTATATGCAATCATATCACTAAAATAGAAAGGCATTGTGTTAGTTTTATTTTTAGTAATTTCGCCTAATATTATATTAAGATGGTTGCCAGCACTACCTTCATATCCTAAAGTCATTGCTGTTTGCAAAAGTAATCTTTTAAATTTAGAATATTCTCTTTTTGCATATCTTAAAGATTTTATAATGTTTGCATCTTTATTTAAGATATGATATCCAGATAACATAAATGGACTACTGTGCCTAACTACCTTTTTACCATATAAACAATTATCAGGTAAATCTCTTAAATTGCCTGTTCCTGGAAATATTCCTGAAAACTTTGGATGCTCTTCAACAATTGATAATACGTGATCTGCTACTTCACCAAATGTAAATTCTGGTAGTTCTTCGTTTTTAGGATTTCTTTCTAAGTTTATAGGAATTTCATAAGTTCCGTTAGAATTTTTATCCTGTTTAGAAGAAACTTTAATAGTTATCGATTTATCTAATTGATTTTGTAAAAATCTTACATACAGTTTATTATTTTCATTAACTAAGTTATAGTCAGTATTTTCAAATTTTAAGTCATTGTTAACATACACTTGTGCAGTTACATCTAATGGAATTGTATCAAAACAATTGATTTCAAAATTATTTTGATTGTCAATATTAGCAAAATATTGTAATACAATACGCTGTGTATTTGTAACTTTAGACTTTTTCCAAGCATTTTCAGTTGTATAATTTCCTATTCTATCATACACTCTTACATAAGAGTTTGAAGAAATTTTCTCAGTTAACAACAAATTAGACGTTGTATAATTGTATGTTTCTTTAATAAAATTAAAATTAAATAATAAGTCACCTGTATTTTCAATAGTTCTATACGATAGAGGAAATCCTAAATCATCATCGTTAGTTCCAGTGCCTTCACTATAACTAAAGATTTTGTTTCCTTTGAATGAAGTTGCATTATAAACAGTTTCGTCAGCAAAACTATTACCGTCTTCGTCAAATAGATCAAATAACGGACACTGGTTTACTGCTGTCTTTTCTTGAGCTTTAATCCATTTAGATCCATTAAACCAATAAACTGTACCTGAATTATTAGTTCCTTGCTGAACTAATACTGTGTCATTTAATACTGGCTGTGGACTTTCGAGTTCAACTAATGTTAATTGATTATTATTTTTAAATTTAATAAATTTAACTTGATAAATTTTTCCAAGTACTCTGGTATCTGTATCGGCATTAAAAATAATTTTCATGCCATCAACTAAGTTAACACCGTCAATGTTATAACCTTGTTGACCTTCAATAATACTAAAAACATCATTTGTAAATGTATCAATAAGATCTACATTAGTAATATTTCGAGTACCATAATTATATAGTTTTAAGCCTGAATTAAATTCAATGATAGGCTTAAATGCTCTATTGTCTTGATTAAGTTCTGCTGTAGTATTAGTAACTTTTGCACTTGTTTCTATTATATCTTTATGATACCATCTATTATATCTACTCCATTGCGATTTTTCTGGTGAAGATCTGTTTATAACAATATAATCTTTAGTTCCAGCAAAGGTTGCTTGATCAGAAAAAGGTATGCTATCAAACGGTACATTATCAAATTCAACTTGAGTCGCATCTGAATATTTTGCTGGTATTTCTAAATCTTTATCTGAGACAAGAACTATGCTGTTACCAACACCTTCAACATACCAATTACCCTCTTCGTACTTTGATGGATTTGTTTTTCCAGCAAAGTTTAGTTTCATTCCGTTTGATATTTCAACGTTGTTTGAAAGTTTAAAATTCTTTTTACCTAAAATTTCTAACTCAACATCTAAAGAAGATGCGTCCTCTGCTTTCAAAACATTTATTATGCCGGACTGATTTTGATCATTTCCGTTTATATAATATAATGTATCAGGTGCAGTGTCTAATAAATTAATTTCAATAATGCCTTCTTCAGCACCATTATTAACAGCCATACCAAAATTATAATCGTCATCATTAATGTTTGACGTTCTAAAGAATAACGGAGCATCTTTACAGTCTACTTCAAATCTATAAGTTCTTCCTTTGTACAAAGTTAGTGTAGGGTTTCTTGTTAATCCGTTTGGATCAAATATATAAGGTGTATTATCAAGGTCGTCACCTAATTTTACAGTATACGTACTTTCAATAATTTCTTCTTGACCAACTACTGTAATAGCCGAAGGACCATTTGGTAACCAATAGTATTCACGGAAGTTAGTAAATTTATCAAAGTCAATCTTTGGGTCCCAACTATAAAATTCTTGCTGGTTCAATCTATTGTGGTTAGTAGTGTCAGCGCCAAATATTTTTAACTGGTTTAGAAAATCGTTATAATCTTTGAAAAAGGTAACATTGTTAACTTCGTCAAAATTAACTAAGGCAGGTTCAAGTTGATAATCTTCACGTTCTTTTGAAACATCAGGAAGAAACGTATCTTGTTCTATTACACTTCGAGCGCTGCGCTTACCTACATAATCGTTTATTTTTTCAATGTTACCATTACTAATAAATTGATCTACTGTAGATTGTAAAAACTTTTTGTTAAAATCACTTCTAAAATATCTTGGAAGAAACTGGCTTGACGTTTTTTTAACGTTTCCTGTAGGCAACTCATTTTCATTTTGGTTATCATTATAAGCCATTAGTAACTACTTCCTCTATTACTATTATTAACTGCTAAAGACCCGCTTGTGGATCCTGCTTCAGAATAAGATATTACTTGTGATCCTAAACTTCTTAATTGCGATTCTGTATTACTTGATATAATATCAATATTTTCAACTGTTGCTCCGCTTATTAAAATTTCATTATCTTCACTTGTTATTTCAAAAAGGCCGCCGAACGATAGTGCCGGGTCGTTTGGTACAATTAACATACTAACAATTATAGGCGACATTTTGTTCATAATATAAGTCGCCATTTCTTGGAAATAAAATGTATCACCAAAATCCCAATTGTCTAATGCAAAATAAACATTCATATAATCAATTATTTGACTCTTTATCAAATTATCATTTATAGTAATTGCAGGATTTTTTACAACTTTTATAGTTGCTTGTAAATTAGTATTAGACTTATTACCAAATAAAACCTTATACTTTGCCGGCTGCATAATAACTTCGTCACTTATGCTTTTAATTGCATTAATTTTTTCAGCATAATTTAAAAATAATTCATCACTACTTGGCGGATTAGGTTTTACTGTTGTTGCACCAGAAAGGTACTTTCTAAAATCTATATCATAAGATTTAGTTAAAACATATGTATCAATTATATTACTCACACTTGGATCAATTCTTGTTGTTTGATCAGCACTATGAGTATATTGTACTTTTAATCCGTCTCTGCCAACAAATGCTTTGTAATTACTAACAATCGATAGCGAAGATGCCGATTCTGTATATTTTTTAAATAAATCAGATTCTACAAGATAGAATATTTGTCCATCAGGGTATGCATTAGTTAATGGTCCAATTTGTCCTTCATTATTAACAATAATAATACCTTCGTCAGCTTGTGATACGTACTTAAAATCTTCTAAGTTTTCTGAAGTAATATATTGCTTTTGAAATACAAACCTATTAAGGTTACTTGCTGTTTGATCAACTAATGTATTAAAAATATCAGGATCGTCAACAGTATTATCAAAATCACTATCAAAAAAGTCTACTTTAACTTTTCTACTATCGACATATCCTTCGACATTATTAAACACATCAATAATTTGCCAAGTGTAATCTTTTGTAAAAGGTATAAGACTATTAGGCTGCTTGTTTATACTTAAAATTTTAACTGTATCGGAAACATACTGTCCTGTTTTTGTATCAAATACTGTGTTATCTTTTTCAAACAAAAATCTAACTTGATCTTTACTTTCAGCAACGTATTCTAATTTTCTATTAGTAATTGTGTAACTAATGCCATTTGTTTCAAGCAATACTATCCAACTACTATCTTGATTTGTCTTTGTTGTGTCACCAGACTTACCTAAACTAAAAGGATTTATAATATCTAAATCTTCATTTAGTATTATTTTCCATTGACGCAATATTGCATCATAACGTAATCCAAAAGTTTTAAGTGCAAAAATTAAATCAATTGCTTTACTTAAAATATCTGTACCAAACTCTTTTGTATATTTTTGTCTTATAGCAGTAAGTATTGCGCCTGATGGGATTTTATCAGTAATAACTACAGGACTATCGCCGTTGTCTAAAATTCCAGTTGAATTTGCTGTTCCGTCATTTACAACATTAATGATTTTTGTCCATATATAAGAAACTGCTCCAGGATGATCTGCATCTCCGAGCATAAGTTTATTATTATCTGTTGTCATAAAATGATAACCAGTAGGAGCAGAAAATTTAACTAATGCACTTGGTTCTACATACTGTAAATTGCCACTTGTAAAGCTACCAAGATTATACACATTGTCACTTAAATCTTTAAAGTACCCTGTATCTCTATTTGTATCTGTTGTAGTTTGTGTCCATACTACGTTATTTTCTGTAAGAAGAATTTCGTTGTATTTTTCAAAGTAATAATTTCTTGTATTATTTTCTTTTATAATAGGTTGTATTGTATTAATTAATACATTTTCGATATCTGTTTTTGTTTCAAAATTAAATGCAGTCTTTTCTACTATTTCCTGCTTGTATATAATAGCATCATCAGCAAATACGTTAGTGTTAGAATACTTTCCTGTACTATCTTTAAGATCAAAATATCTGCTTATGCCGCTTGCATTCCTATTAACACTCTTTACTTTAATAATATCTTGACTGGTACTTAAAGGACCAATGTTATAGTCCTCAGCTGTTATAAGCCTATTTTGTGTATAATATGTTGCAGGTGCATTACGCTTAATACTTTCATTTGTTTCTGTAGTTGATGCGTTAGTAACAGTATATTCTAAACTTCCTGTAATTGTTAAATTATGCAAGTTTCCGTTAGCATTTATATAAGGAACTTTAATTGAAATATTTCTAATTTCGTTTGGAACAATTTGATAACTTGAATTTGCACTTGTTCTATAATAAATTTTAAAATTACCTTTAGGTAATTTACCAAATATTCCATCTGAAAATATAACGTTAATTTTATCTTGTGCTTTAGTTAATACATTATAAATATTTTTAGATCCAGATGTAAGTGTGTTGTATATAATGTTATTTCCTGTTAAACTATCTACTTTGTTCCATAGTTCAATTTCATTACCCGAGTCATCTAATTTATAAAGCCACACATCTGAGTCGTTTATATTTGTAGATTCTATATTTACAACTTGGTTAGAACTTGGGTTACTAATATTAAAGTTTCCGTTTTGTAACGTACCCTGTCTAAAATGTAAGAAGAATCCGTTATTAGAACTTGCTGCGCCTTTGCCGTCATCTTTATAAACAAAACTTAAACTATTGCCAGGATAAGGTGCTTCTTCTGTAATTTTTCCATTTTGTATTTGACAACTTGTAATTTCAAAAGGTAAATTTGATCCGTTAATGGCTTTAGAAAAACTAAAAACTGGTACATCTGACGATACACCTGCAACTCTATATTGTTCCGAATTAATCCCACTAACTGTATCTGATGCAATTGGATTGCCAAACTTGTTACTTGTTGTTAAAGAACTATTTAAAATTTTAATAAACTGTTCATACCAATCTAAATTGGCACTATCATTCCAAACAATATTTTGATTGTTAAGATTAATATTATTACTATCAATAATATCTTCACTTGTTTGTATACTTTGTATTTTTAGAAATCCGTTACCTGCTGAATTTCTTTTTGGATTGTAATTAATAAGTCTTGCTAAACGTAAGATACTTTCTCTACGCTCTGCTGTTTCGAGAAAGTTTTCTCTTGCATTTAAATCTATACGGAAACTTAAATTTTGTCCAAGATATGCAATCAAATCAATAAGTGCAAGGTACTCTGAACTTTCAATATAATCGTTAAAATCCTCGGGATAATTTTCCCTTAGATAATTGATCATTGTGCGTCTTAAACTATCAAAGTCGTAACTTTGAAAGTCCGCATTCCTATACGATTGATAAATTCTTTTCCAATCTTCTGCAACAATTAACTTATTTTGCCTATCAGTTACTGACATTCGTTTCTCCTACAATGTATTTATTTGCTTGAAATATATACGCACTTAACTAATGAGTCCATTTGCTTGATCAAAATCTAAACGCATTTTTTCAGATATATTGTACGACAAATATCGTAGTGTACATTCTATCGAAATACCACTTTCTTGCTGTTCTACAAAAACACTATCAACTTGAACACGTGGGTCTGAGTTAATAATATCTGTTACATTTTCTAATACTGCTTCTCTAAGATCGTCAGTTAACGGCTCAAATATAACGTCCCAAATTATAGTTCCAAATGTAGGATTTTCTAACTTTTCGCCTTGTCGTATATGAAAGTGATTTATTATATCTTGTTTGATAATAGAAACATCGTATAATACCTTACTTTCATTTTTGTTGTTAACTGTACTAATACCTCTATACCTCTTTGATATTTGAGATGTTTTATCTTCGTACCCTACAACTTTAATATTTTTATATAAATCTTGTTCCATTTTTTACCTCGTACTTGCATAACTATCAAGGTTACCTGAAGCTAAATCTGTTCCAATAACTGGAAAATTATATTTCTCCGGAACAGTCCAATTTCTTTTTATTGATGTTAATGTCATTTTATCGCCCCTTACTAAAAAATTACTTAACTTTACAGTATTGCTTTGATTTCCGCCTAACATCTGTACACGCCTTGTTGACGGATTGTAACCTCTAAAAAATCCAACATGTCCGAAGCGCGGGTCAGAATTTCTTGTTAAAATTACTATGTCATTAGTGCGAACATTTTCAAATGTCCTCCAATCAATTTCTGAACCATATTGTTTATAACCTTGGCTACTTAGAGTTCGTAAACATTCAATCCCTGCTGTATTTAAAACATAACTCACATACCCTGCACACCACGGAGTTCCGTCTCCGCTATAGCTTTGACCAGCAACTTCGTAACACCCAAGAATATTAGGATTTCCTGGAGTTCCTATTTCTTGCCAATTTTGATTTAAGTTTTGTTCTAAGACACTGTTAATAGCGTCAAACCCTTCTCCTTCAGGCACAGTTTCTGCAGGAGGTATTGATTGAGCGTAATTACCTTGTGCGCCAGCGCCGCCGGAAGCACCATAATACCCTGTAGAAAAATCACCGTTGCCTGCAAGGTCGCCCCAACCTTCACCAGTATTTCTGCTTGCTCTTAAAGATTGTGCGAAGCCAGCAGTATCTTGTTCTGTGATTACTATGTTAGGATTAACTACCGGAGTACTCGGTATAACTACTTGACACATATTTTTCTCCTAAGCATTACTTGTTGCTCCTCCTGCTGCATTAGCGCCTAATGCAAAATACTCATCGCCGGTTGTTCCGTATGCATCTCTGCCGCCTTCACCTCGACGCCATCTATTCATCCCGCCGGCACCTAATAAGTGTGAGCCTGCCAGCATACCCATAATTTGAGCAACACTATCGCTGTCGCTTAATCCGCCGTTTCTTTTAAGAGCTCTAAGATTTTTATTTGTATATGATATCATTGCTGCTTCTTGAACACTAACCGAATCAAGCCAGGCTTGTTGACTGGTCATTCCGTCTGTGCCTGTCCAATTAGATGCATTTTGAATTGCTTGTTTATTTGTTCCGCTGTAACTTTTTAAATAACCTTCGTCATATAATGCTAATTTACCAAATTGATATTTTCCGCTAAACCCTAAAGTGTTTACAGCATCGTATGCAAGATTACTTTCTCGTTGTCCAATAGCATTAAGATACGCAACAGTTTGAGCGTTTGTTAATCCTGTTATTACTCCTGCTGGAGCAGAAGTTAACGGTTGAGATGCGTTACCACTTGTTGATGTTCTGTTGTTGCTTTCACCTTGTGGAACATTTTGTGTTGCATCATAATTAGATCCTGGATCTGGATTAGTTCCTCTTGAAACGTTCTGCTGTCCGGGGGTTCGTCCTACGTTTTTATTAAATGTATCATAAACTTCTGGCGGATATGCTGTAGATTGCTCAAGTCCTGCTCTTGTTTTATCAGGTGTAAACAAACTTGGATCAGTATTTTCGTGTTGTGGCCAAGGTTCATGCTGCGGAACTCTTGCTGTTTGTGCAGCACGTAATGGAGCAACTGGATCTGTAGGATCTGCAATCGATGGCAGAACTGCTGCTGTTGCTGATGGTGCTACAGGACCATTTAAATGTATGTCGCTACTACCAGTTAAAAGCACATTTGCTCCTGTGCTTTTTATTCCCATAACTTGACCACTTGTTATTTTTGTTGCTAATCCAGATAACGAATTTATTTCTAAATCAGCTTGTGTATTCATATTGCCAAGAGCTTTATTATGGAAATTACCGTCTGTACTTAATTTTAAATCGCCGCATGATTCAATGCCAATTTCTGCTGTAGATCCTAAATTTAAATTATCTGCTGCTAATATTGCAATTTTTCCTTGGGCTGTACAAGTAATACTATCTCCTGCATAATTATTAATAAAACTTCCTGCATTGTTTGTAATAGCTTCGGCAGCATTTTGTGATATATAATCTCCCGAAGTAACATTAATATTACTTCCAACATCTTGCTTCCATTCTTTACCAACAACCCAATTTACATTTTGACCGGCTGTAAAATTTATATCTCGATCCGCTGTAAAATTTAAGTCTTGATTAGAATGTACACTTATACTATCTTGAGCATAGATATCTATCTTACCATTACTGGTCATTTCTATCCAAGTAGTTCCTCGAGCATTACCGATGTATATTAAGTCTTCAGTATTATGCATTAATATCTGATGACCGGTGCGTGTTTTAAATCTCATAAGTTCGTTATGCGGTAAAGATGGATCTCCTCCTGTTTCACCACCTTCAACATTTACATACTCTGACGGCCCTTGATTAGCTCCACCTGCTGGTGTTTTTCTTATTAATGAAGGATCTCCGTCATCCATTACAAAACTACTACCACCTAATCTGCTGGTGTGTTTAAGGGCTTTAACGTCACTGGTGCCTATTCTACCACGTGGTCCGTTTTTATCTATCGGTCCCGGAGTACTAACGCCAAATACCATACTGGGCACTTCTCGTCTTGCGCTGGAGCTCGTTAGTCCTCTAATTTCATCCAAGTCTAAACCTTGCTGTATTAAAGATCCTAATGCGTATGTATTCACAGCCTTTGAATATCGAGTTGCATCTGTTTGTGCTGGTCTATTAATTTTCTTATTATATTCTCCTACTGGTACTTTATCTCCAGTAGCATTAAATGCAGAGGCTGGCGTGCCGCCCGGCACCATCATATTCATGTGTTCATCTTGCACACATCCTGCCCAATAACCTCGAGATTTATCTCCTTCTACAAAGAAACATAATACTCGTTGTCCTACATCTGGAGGCACTGCCCACCAGCCATACGACTGTTGCGTTGACGGATAATTATCATTTGGTAAAGACGCACTTAGTGGAGTAACTCCGTAAAATGGAGACAAGTATCTAACAGTTAAACTTTCACCGTATGCTTCATATGTATTTCCACTTGAAGCAATTTTAAGCAATTGTACTTGCAAATTTCCCATGTATGAAGGATCAAGATGACTTATAACTTTTGCCAAAAACGGTCCAGGATTGCGTACTTTGCCATCATTAAGTGTTCTTGTATGTGTTGCCATTTAAATTTTTTACCTCGGTCCTATTACATTTGATAATGCTGAATTGACACTATTTCTAACGTCATTAATTGCCGCTTGTGCTTGGCCTGTTGAATCACTAATTAACCCACTAATTCGTGTAGCATCTGCTTGTAATTGTCTTGCAGCAGCAAGTGCTCCAGCTTGTCCGGAAGCTAATCCCGAAACTACGTCACCTACTGATGTACTTAGCCCAGCTAAAACTCTGTCAGCTTCTTGTTGGAGTTGGTTTGCTGGCAATGATGCATCTACTTGTCCAATTGGCGATCTGGCGTCTGTAAACATTCTTTGATCTGTAACTGTACCTTCTACTTCTTGATTTGGTCTGCGTATTAATGTTAGTGTTTGCACAAATTTATTATTTTGCCAAGCATTTCTAACAAAAATAACTCTATATAATCCACTAAATGGTGTTAGTTTAGTAGTTTGTTCAGGAAATAACATAGTACCGCTATCATCGTCTTTATAATCAATAGGAGTTTTAAAGTTAATCAGTATATCAACTTCGCTATTCTGATATGCCATAGCGCCGTCACCGTTAATATTTAGAACTCCAACATTAGGACTATTATAGTTTCCTAAACCGCTATCTGATATATAATAAGGATCTCCCATAATATCTAATTTTAATTGAACTAAGTCTACATCACTATTAATAATAGCATCATGAAATTGTCTTGCTATTCTAATTTTTTGATCATCTATCTCTGTACCCGGAGTTAAATCTCCTGAGACGTCGGTTACTGATTCTATCGGAGTCTGTCCATCAGGTTGAAAATCTCCAGTACCTTCAGATTGACCGTAAATTGTAGGGTCGCTTTGCAACCCAGAATCAGATCCATTATTTACAATATCAGCAGATCCTTGTCCTCTATCTTCTTGTAGCCCTGTAAAAAATGCAAAATTCATTTGAATATCAAAATCTAATATATCTTTATTTTTTCCTGTATAGATATAATTGTATTCTTTTGCAACGTTTTTAGATAAATTGGCATAATTTGCGCCGCCAGTACTACCTCTACTAAAAATACTACTATGTACTTTGTACGGTACAACTTTAAAAATATAAACAAGACCAGGTCTACCATTTTGAGATTCATTGTTTAAATCTTCATTAATATACACATCTGTTTCTATTCTAAACCAATCAACCATGCCAACAAAGTCTACTGTGTAATCCGCAATACTTCTTGCATAACTACTGGTAAGTATAATACTTTCAATAATATTTTGTATTTTCATTCCTTGGCCAAAACTAAATGTTCTTAAGTCTGACGAAATACTAATTTTTCCTCTTGAATAATTTCCTGTGTTTTCGTCAAGTACAAATGCATCAATAGCCATTGGTGAAATACCTTTTTCTAATATGCTTTGTACAATCGTTGCGCCACCGATTACGTTTGGCCTTCTGCTTGATAAACCTACTATCCTATCAGTTATATTATCTCTACCAATTGAACCAACAGTATTAGCTTGTAATTCTTCTATTCTATCTATATTTGCAGCACCTGCTAATCCAACTTGACCTAAACTTCTTGCTGCTTCTTCCAAAGTAACTGTAGCCGATTGCGGCGTATCTGAAGTTATTGCTGCTGATAAATCTAAATTAGGATTTGGAAAAATAATTGCTATTTCATCTGGTGTACTTATTTCGCCAGCACTGGCTTGTTCTCTATATCTTCTATTAATAATATTTGTTAAACTGTTTTGTCCGGTTTGAAATATTTCTTGTAGTGTAGCGCCAGTCGGAGCAATGTCTGTCTTTATACGCTGTACTGTATCACTTAGTGCTACTTCGTTATAAGGAATTGCTGTTACATCGTAGACGCATCCGCCAGCAGTAACATTAAATTTAATATCTATAAATCTTAATGGAAAATACCTTGTAGTATTTTCTATAACTTTTGCATTACCGTTATCGTCCCAACCAACAAAGTCTATTTGTAAAACATACGGTGCTTGTATATAATTTGCAAAGCCGGCGTTTAGTGCGCCTTCCATTAAGGATTGCATAAACAATCCCATACTATAAGGTTCAGTAACTTGAAAATTTATTGTAGTTGCATTAGTTGTGCCTACACGGTTCCCTGGAGAAATTATACTATCAATATCAAGGTTATCAATAAAATATTCTACCTTGCCCTGGGTTTCAAATGCTGTTGTTACTTTACTATTACCTAATCCGCCGCCGGACCTTAATATTGTAATAGATGGTCCATTTTGTCTATATGTTCTATTTGGAAAATTTGTTTCTTCTGCGGTAAGTACACCTAATGTAAAAATATTATTAAAGGATGCAAATTCTTCTAAAGCATTAGGTTGTATAGGTGTCGATGTTGAATAGTTAAACTGAGTAGGTGATTCAGATTGTGGAGTTGCCGATGGCACAATAGTAGCTGCATTTGATACTTGTTCTCCTACAGAGATATTAGTATTAGCAGGAGTTGTACCCCATCCTATACCTTCAACCCATGTATCCGGATTTGTTACTCCTTCAATTGCAGCTTGAGCTCTTGCTAAGGCAGGATCAACTTGGCCGGGTCCAAACCCTACTGTTGCAATACGAGCTGTTGCTGATTGTGCAGAAGCTGCTGCTGCATCTAAACTACCAATTCCCGATCTAACAGTATTGTTTACTTTATTAGCAAGGTTCCTTCGACTTGTTCCAAATGCTGCGTTTTCGTATTCTGTTGACATATTATAGACCTAATACTGCTTTTAATCTACTATTCTTAGGTAGATAAATTGTAGTTGAAACTTTAAAATCAAATATAGGATCGTAGATAATATCTAAATTACGCTGTGCAAAAATCCACCATAATTTTGAACTACCGTATAGGTCAAATGCTAACAGATCTGGTCTAAAGTTATATTGAGGTTCAATAGTGTATTGTATATCATCTGGGTCTGCAGGGACAGGCCTAATAGTAAGTAAATCTAAATAATTTCCGTTTGCTTTTTTTGTTTTATAATAAGGGCTTGTAACACTTGACATTAGATAAATCCATCCCCATCTTTAATATATGATCCATTCATAAAACTATTAAGATTGAACTTTTCAACCTTTCGTCTACTATAAATCGGCTGTAATGTAACACTGATCAAACTTTGTGACGGTACCCAACTTATAGCTTTACCATTTGCGCTATTTGTACTAACGCCTTGACTTTCTAAACTCGTAGATATGTAGTCAACTTCTGCAGGTAAATCTATTTGAAAGTTTGTTATAACAACAGGAACGTTGTTAAAAACAAAATCTCCGTATCCGTTTAGTCTACAAATTGGTGGCGGTGCGCCTGTTCCACCATAATCCATTTTTGTTATCGTTCTTAAGAAGTGGACTGCTGCTACCCAGTATTCTGCTTCAAAAGATGTTTCAACTAAAAAGTCTCCACTCACTGTAAATTGATCAGTTCTGCTATTTTCATAAACAGGAAACGGATAATTTGTGTGTACAGGCTGTAAACTATTATAATCTGCACTGTGTTGTACATAAATTGTAGGAGTATATGGAAATACAAAACCAGCAGTTCGACTTAACGGAGTAAACATTTTACTACCTTTCATCGATCCAGGAATACTTAGACGTACTCTCCAATCTCTTTCTACTCCGCCAGCAATTTCTGCACTAACTCGTGAACTTTGTTCAGGTTCTGCTCCGGGAAATATATTTCTCGATCTAAACTGCGAAAGCAATTTTGATGGATCTGCAAGTCCGTTTGCAAAATCTGCAACACCTTGTGCAATTCCTTGTAGTGACCTTGCACCTTGTAATACATTTCCAAATTTGCTGTTTTCTACAATATTTACAAACTCAGATCCTATACTCTGTTGCAAACTTTGAAATTGATTTGCAACTCTATTTGCTGCGTTAAAAAATCCTGACATAGATTACTCCTATAGTGTATTTATCACTATAAATAAACTACGCATTTAATTTTTTTAATGAATATACTTGACTTTTAGTAAATTTACGTGTATAATATAAGAAATACTTAAACTATAGGAAATTATATGAAAAGAGTAAATTATTTAAACAACAAAGATATCCTTAAAGAGATACATAAATCAAAATCTACATTTTGTAGCTTTGTTGATAAGGATTATCATCAATTTGATATTATCCTACCAACTATTGAAAAAATTAATATCAGGACTATTGCAGAAGCTAAACGTAACAAAGCAAAACGCCTTAGTGTCCAAGCATACGACGATGCTAAAGCAGCTGGTCGAAAAGTAAAGATGGCAGAATGTGAACATGACTATAAAAAAGTTACAAAAGAAGAGATAATTTTTAGAATTTACACTTTTGACCATATTCCTGAAGAGCCTGGGCGCAAAAAGAACCCAAAGACAGTTGCAGATACCAGAGTTAAACTTAATTTTCCTCCATTTCAGCATTATAAATTTACATCTGATGGAGAATTAGTATGTGTTGGTAAAAGTCACTGGGCAGGAGGCATGGAAAACGGTTGCTTTACGTTAACAGGCGGAAAAGCAACTAATAAACTTGCTATGATGTGGATGAAGTTATGTGATAGGTACGCAACAAGAGGAAATGTACGTGGATATACATACAACGACGAAATGCGAGGACAGGCAATCTTACAATTGGCACAAATTGGTCTACAGTTTGATGAATCAAAGTCCAACAATCCATTTGCGTATTATACAGCCGCCGTTACAAACTCATTTGTACGAATTATTAACATTGAAAAACGAGCGCAGAACATTAGAGACGATATTCTCGAAATGAACGACTTAAATCCTTCGCATACAAGACTACATGCTGGAGAATGGGAAGCTGCTCTTAAAAGAGAAGCCGGAAAGTAACCATTTCTATTGACATTAATAACTTTTTGTGTTATGCTAATAAAAAAGCGAGGATCTAATTTTGTTTAAAAAGGCAGCAGTATTCACTGACATCCATTTTGGTCTAAAAGGCAACTCTAAACAACATAATCAAGATGGTGAAAACTTTATTGATTGGTTTATTGAGCAAGCTAAGGCTAATAATTGCGAGACTGGTATCTTCTGTGGTGACTGGCATCATAATAGAAATAGTCTTAATCTTACTACAATGGATGCAACTATAAGATGCCTCGAAAAACTTGGACAAGCATTTGAGCAGTTCTTCTTTTTCGATGGTAATCACGACTTATATTATAAAGATAAGCGTGATGTTAATAGTACAGCATTCAGTAAGTTTATTCCAGGTATAACATTTATTGACGAAATTACAACTATCGACGATGTAACATTAGTCCCGTGGTTAGTAGGCGACGAATGGAAGAAGATTGAGAAGATTAAATCTAAGTACATGTTTGGACACTTTGAACTTCCTTCGTTTTATATGAACGCAATGGTACAAATGCCCGATCATGGTGAACTTAAAAGTGAACATTTTAAAAATCAAGAGTATGTATTCTCAGGACACTTCCATAAAAGACAAAAGCAAGGTAAAATACACTATCTTGGAAATGCCTTTCCGCATAACTACGCAGATGCATGGGATGATGATCGTGGTATGATGATACTTGATAAAGAGAATGATGCTGAGCCAGTATACGTTAACTGGCCTGACTGTCCAAAGTATCGCACAGTTAAGTTATCACAGTTAATTGATGATACAAAAAATATTATTAAGTCAAATATGTATATACGAGTAACTCTTGACTTGCCAATTAGTTACGAAGAAGCCAGTTTCATTAAAGAAACTTATATTAATCAACATAATTGTCGAGAAATATCTCTTATATCACAAAAAACAATCGAAGAAATTAATACAGACTTAGATATAACATCATTTGAAAGTGTTGACGAGATTGTGTCTAAAGAAATTACTGCAATTGACTCTGAAAACTTTAATAAGAAAATGCTACTGGACATTTATAACGAATTATGATAAGAATTAAAGACTTAACCGTAAAAAACTTTATGAGTGTGGGCAATCAAACCCAGGCTGTAGATTTTAACAAAGAACAACTAACACTTGTGCTTGGTGAGAACTTAGATCAAGGTGGTGACGACACAGGATCACGTAACGGTACTGGTAAAACTACTATCATCAATGCACTATCGTATGCGTTGTATGGTACAGCACTTACAAACATCAAACGCAATAACTTGATTAACAAAACTAACTCAAAAGGCATGTTAGTTACACTACATTTTGAAAAAGATGGCGTTGATTATCGAATCGAACGTGGTAGATCGCCTAACGTACTCAAGTTTTATATCAATGATCAAGAACAAGAGATGGTCGACGAGTCACAAGGCGACAGTCGCAAAACACAAGAATCAATTAATGTTCTACTGAACATGAGTCACGATATGTTTAAACATATTGTTGCTCTAAACACATACACTGAACCGTTTTTAAGTATGCGGCAGAACGATCAACGTGCAATCATTGAACAACTGTTAGGCATTACTATACTTTCTGAGAAGGCCGAAAACTTAAAAGAACAAGTAAAAACAACAAAAGAAGCAATTACATCAGAAACTTTAAAAATTGAAGCTATTCAAACAGCTAATGAAAAAATTGAAGTTACAATCGAAAGTTTGAAGAAGAACCAACGTGCATGGCGTGCAAAACAGACATTAGACACTGAAAGATTATCTAAATCTATAGAAGAATTAGAACATTTAGATATCGATTCTGAATTAGATAGTCATGAAAAATTATCTAACTGGAACGAACATAACAATTCTATTTT